CGGGAACTGAGAGCAATCCTGGACGAAATTCCTGATGATTGTTTAGACAAACCAGTAGTTATCTGCGACAAGAGAGTCGAAGATCTCTACATCAGGGATGGAGTCAGTTTTGCTACACCAAATGGTGAGGAGTTTCGATCAGTCAGAAGCATCGGATTCACTGGATCTGGGTGTAAGAAACTCGGAGCAGATAACATGCTTCTGTATGTTGGAGATTGAAGTGCCAGTTCTTTTCATTTTCACTGGACTTCGTTTAGTGATTGCATCATCGTGGTTGCTGATTCTTATTGAGGAAGCATACTACATTCAAAGTGTTTACTCTGAGTATTCCTCATCCATTTGTAGTATGTCTTAACAATGCAAAATAAGCATCTGCATCATCCCGAGGATCTGGTCCTCGAAGGAGACCTTAGTGCTCTCAGGATTTTCACCGACCCAGAGGTGACTATTAGTTGCAAAATGGATGGTTCCCCAGCAATAGTTTGGGGCACTAATCCTGCTACGAGTAAATTCTTTGTGGGCACTAAATCTGTTTTCAATAAAGTAAAAATCAAAATCAATGAATCGCATGATGACATTGATCTGAATCACTCTGGAGAGGTTGCTACGATTCTCCACTCATTGTTTGATAATCTTCCGAGAACTGAAAGTATCATTCAAGGAGATTTTATTGGATTTGGTGGATGTAATCGGTATCAACCGAATACGATTGAATATGTATTCCCCCAGGTGCTACATGAGAATGTTATCGTCGCCCCCCACACACAGTATAAGAGCGAAACGACACTTCGAGGGGCGGTGGCATCACCCTTGCAATCAAAGTTAAATCATACAAATTCATGTAGATTTATTCAACCAGAGTGCTCAATTCACCCCTATAGGGATGATTTTGAACCTATTTGTAACTTTGCGAGGCAAATGTCTACCTTATGTAAGTTTGAGGACTCGAAGGGGGCAGCAAAGATCCGAAAATACATAAATTCTAAGATCAGGGCGGGCGCACTGAATACCATGAAGGACGACGAAACTGCTAAAGATTTGGATGTTGACATCAACCTCATCAGATTGTGGAAGTTAGTATTATCAATGAAGATAGATCTGTTCATGTTCATTGCTGAACCAGAGCATGTATCAGATCCTGATTGTTACATAGATGGTGAACTTTCATTTCATGAGGGTTATGTATT